GTCATCGTCTCAAACTTCACGGCTCAGCCGGAGTTGGTTGGGGACGGTTGGATTGTGGAAGGTCAGCCGTTCTGGGATGCTGCTCAGAAGTCGTGGTTCTTGACTCCTTCGGTGCCGAGCATTCTGGATGCGTTGGAGCAGGCGTATGCCCGTGGTCGTGGCCGCTCAAAGAAGGCGGTGGAGTTCGCCAAGCAGTATGAGGCCGATCATGTGTATGAGACGCATTGGAAGCCAGCGATGAAGGAGATTGCTGAATGGTGCCGCTTGTCCCAGTCGTAATCGTCCCGGTGCTCACCGAGCATCATCGAGTCGATGCCATGTTGGATTCGTTCGATGGTCGCATCGGTGATTTGGTGGTGATTGACAATGGGAACAATTCTCATTGGGAGCCTCGGACGGATAAGGCCAAGCGTGTGTTTCACTATCGGATTCCGTGCAATCTGGGTGTGGCTGCGTCTTGGAACATGGGCATCAAAGCAACATGCTCGGCGTCGGGTTGGTTGGTGGTGAATCATGATGTGGTGTTCGGGACGAAGGCGGTGGAGGACATCTTTCTTCAAGCTTCGTACTCGAACCTTGTGTTGTCGGGGAAGCCACCGTGGTCGTGCTTCTGGTTGGGTTCACAGGTCGTGCGCAAGGTCGGGCTGTTTCATGAGGGATTCCATCCGGCGTACTTCGAGGACAACGACTATGAGGTTCGTGCGCAACGCAAAGGCGTAGACATCGTGCGTTCGTCGGCTGCCGTCTACCATCGCAACTCCAGCACCCTGCGTTCCAGCCCTCAGTTTCAGCAGCGGAATCAGGCGACATTTGATGCGAACCGTCGTCTGTTCGAGGAGCGGATGGTACAGGATTTGCCGTTGGATTGGGACTTGAATCGTCGTCTGGAGTTGGGATGGGATTGAAAGAGACGGTGGTGGTGGCCACGACTCCCGGTCGTGAAGCGTGGTTGGCTGAATGTTTGGCGAGCATCGAGCGTGAGGTGTTGGTGTTGCGTCAGGGTGGGACGTGGGAGTTGGGCAAAATCAAATGGCTGTATGAGAACACGCAGTTGGATCGGTTCTTGTTTCTGCATGATTCGGTGGTGGTGAAAGACCAAGCGTTCTTCGACCGCATGTTCGAGCATGAGGGTTCGGTGTCGGTCACCGATGACCCAGGCATCTTCGGGATGTACATGGGTATTTACACACGGGAACATCTCAGCCGGGTGGAGTTGTATTCGCCGGTGACGCAACGGGATTCGATTCAGGCTGAGGTGGAATGGACTCGTGGCTATGCGGCTGCGGCAGGGAACGTGCCGGTGGTGTTCCCAGAGTTTCGTGACTCACGCAACGTGGGATTCGTTGAGCATCATGGGCGCAGGAACATGGTGTTGGAGAACGACTATTTGAGAAAGTTCAAGGGAACATGGGGCTGATTGGTCAGGAGATTCGTGGCGTGTTGTTCGGTTCGCAGGATGTGTATGCGGACGCAGGCCCATCAGATAACGGGTATCCGCACACGCATCTTTCGGAGTCGTTGGTGGAGCGGGTGTTGCGTGAACGTCGGCCTTGCTATTGGGTTGAGGTGGGTTCGATGTTGGGTGGGTCGGCGTTGCTGGTGGCACGGGTTGCTGAGCGTCTGGGTCTGGATGTGGACATTGTGTGTGTTGATCCGTTCACGGGTGATGTGAACATGTGGGCGTGGGAGCAGGATTTGGTGCGTCAAGGGAAGTGGCGGTTTCTTGGGTTGGAGAATGGTGCGCCGACGATTCGGCAACGGTTCTTGGCGAATGTGAAGGATGCCGGGTTTGAGGATGTCATCACGCCTTTGCCTGCGACGGGGATTGTGGGGATGCGTGTGTTGTGTCGGGTGTGTGGTTATCGCCCAGATGTGGTGTATGTGGATTCGACTCACGAGCAGGATGAGACGTTCTTGGAGTTGTCAACTGCCTGGGCGTTCTTGGCGTATGGCGGTTTGTTGATGGGTGATGATTTGGATTGGCCTGCGGTTCGCCATGATGTGTACAGGTTTGCTGAGTCGGTGGGTGTGCAGGTGGAGGTTGTTGGGAATCAGTGGCTCATTGGCAAGTAGGATTGAGCAAGTATGGCCAATGAGAACCTCTATGCGACTCGTGCGCAAATCAAAGCGGCGTTGCGTATCGGCACGGCTGACACGCTCGACGACACGCTGATTGACAACTGTGCCGGTGCAGCTTCTCGTCTCATTGACGGCTATTGCAACCGCCAGTTCTGGGCTGCTGCGTCGGCTACGCCACGAGTATTCCAAGCCAACACCGAGTTCGTCTGTGATGTGGATGACTTCTACACGACGACCGGGTTTGTGTTGAAGACGTCGTCGTTTGCTGACGGCAACTTTGATACGACGTGGGCGACGAGTGACTACCAGTTGGAACCGTTGAACGGAATCTTGGATGGGCTCACTTGGTCCTACGACAAGATTCGTGCAGTCGGCGATTACCTGTTCCCGACGGTCAATGCGAACTATGGTGAGCAGGCGTTGGTGCAGGTGACGGCTCGTTGGGGTTGGGCGGCTGTGCCGGACCCGATCACTCAAGCCTGCATCATTCAGGCGTCACGCATCTTCAAGCGGTACGACTCACCGTTGGGTGTTGCCGGGTTTGGTGACTTGGGTGCTATCCGTGTTTCTCGATTCCTTGACCCTGACATGGCTCAGTTGGTTGAGCCGTATCGACGAATGCGGATGTTTGCCTGATGCCTGCAACACCATCCCAAGTGAAGGATGGTCTCAAGACCGCCATCCAAAGCGTCCCCGGACTACGAGCCTTCGACTATCAGCCTGACCAGGTGAACCCTCCGTTCGCATGGCCTACGTTGGACGAGATTCGATTCCATCAGACAGGCATGTCGAGCGGTGGTGTGGTCATGGACTTCACCGTCACCATCGTGGTGAATCGTGCGTCGGAGCGGACGGCTCAGGATGCGTTGGATCAGTACACGGCGTGGGCTGGTGCGCAGTCGTTGCGTGCAGCCATCGAAGCAGACCCCACCCTCGGCGGAGTGTGCTCCGATCTCATCGTCAACTCGGCATCCAACTTCACGAACATTGACGCCAACGACACGCTGTATCTGACGATGGATTTCAAGGTCACGGTGTACGCTTAGTCCATGGCGAAGTATCTGGTTTCTGGACCGTTCCCGGTCACTGGCGTTCAGCCGGGTGGACATGTGGACGGAACTGGCATTGACAATGTAGAGTTGTTGATTGGCGCAGGTATCCTGACGCCAGTCGAAGAATCCAAGAAATCCTCAAAGGCCGATAAGGCAGGAGACAAATAGACATGCCAAAGCTCGTACTCAAAGATGCCAACATCAACTTTGCGGGAACCGACATCTCGGCGAATGTAGCGAGCGTGACCCTCTCGACCACAGCTGCGGAAGTTGCAACAACTGCCTTCGGATCGTCAGCCGTGACACGAGTGTCGGGTCTCATTGACAACTCCGTGACGTTCAGCATCCACAACGACTACAACGCCATTGACGGCATCTTCTTCCCATTGGTCGGCTCCACCGCAGTGACCTGCGTTGTGAAGCCAAACGGAACTGCTGCTGCTTCGTCGGCGAACCCGTCGTACACGTTCAGCGTGCTCGTCACCGAGTGGACTCCAGTGAACGGTGCAGTCGGCGAACTTGCCACCGCAGACGTCACCTTCCCAATCTCCGGTGCAATCACCAAGAGCGTCGGCGCCTAGTTCTAACAACTTCACCCTGCGGAGGTACAAATGAAACTCGGTCTTATCGTTCACTCGAACGACGGCAGCCAACGATTGGCAGTTGTTCAATACGCAGACTTCTGCGCATTTGAGGAAGTACACAACTGCTCAATGGCCAAGATTGAAGCAGAGATGAAGATACGAGACCTCGGATGGTTGGCGTGGCATTGCGAAAAACGCAACAAGCTTCACAGCCTTTCGTTTGAGGTGTGGCGTGAAGGCGTTGACATGGTCAGCCTGGGAGATTCGGAGGACAACAAGATTGTCCCTTTGGAGAAGAGTCAGCCCACTGGCTGATCGCCTATTTGGCGGTCGAGACGGGGATTGCCCCGTCAGTGTTGCTGACTGAATCCCCACGAATGCTCTACACGATGTTTGCGTATCTGCGTTGGAAGGCAGTCAAGCAGAACCCGAACACGCCCTACACTCGTTGACATGGCGGTCTCAAAACCAATCGGTCGTGCCGGTGAAGTGCAGTTCGCTGCCGACGGCCTGTTTGAGTTCTTGCGCATCGCCGGTCAGGCTGACAAGGACTTCAACAGAATGATGCGAGTAGCAGCCCAAGAGGTCGCCCAACATGTGGTGGATAAGGCGAAGGTGAACGCTCAAGGGCAACCGAAGCACGGTCCGAATCGTCTTGGTTCGTCAGGGATGTCTCAGGCTCAGGCTGTAGTGAATGGGTTGCGTGCTCGACGTGACCGCATCCCGACAATCAAACTGGATCACAAGCGTGGGTTCGTTTCAGCGTCTCGTCCGAATCGCAAACGCAAGACGAAGGTGACGATGGGTGACGTGTTCTTTGGTGCCGAGTTCGGTGGCCGTCGACGTCCTACGACGCAACAGTTCTTGCGTCACCGTGGCCGTCAAGGCTATTTCTTCTGGCAGGCAGTTCGGGACAGTAATGGCTTCATTGCTAAGGAATACAGCGATGCCATTGATCGGGTTCTCAAAGAACTTGCGCAGGGTGCCACCTGACGCTACGCTGACCTGTAAGGAGCCCGCCATGTTCCCAGAAGTTCAGTTGGACAACGTCCGTGCCGTCAGGTTCGACTACGTCAAGTCCGTCGTCCCCAAGCCGTTCGCTGGTTCGTGGGTGCAGTTGTGGTCTCGTCTGTGCATCCGTAAGGAAACCCGACGCAAGGATCAGCGTGCGCTGTGGTCGCCAGTCATCTATGCACCAGGCACCACACGAAGCAATCGCAACGTCGAGGCCGTGACCTGTCTGGTGGTGGACATGGATGGTGAGTCGTTTGACCATGCTCGGTTGGATGGCTTGGAATGGTTTGCGTACACGACTTGGTCGCATCGCCCGAACGATGAGCACTGGCATTTGGTGCTCCCGCTCAAGGACCCTGTGCCTGCGCATCGTTGGGGTGAGGTGTGGACTCGGCTGCATGAACGCATCAATGTCGTTGGCGACCCAGCCACGAAGGACCCTGCTCGTATCTTCTATCTGCCTCAGCATCCGGTAGGACGGTTTGATTGGTCGTCTCGGAAGTATGGGCATGGCGAGTTCTTGGATGCTGAGTTGGGTGAGTTGTTCGTTCCGCCTCGAATGGTGGTGTCGTCAATGCCGAAGCCTGCTCAAGGCAGTCGACCGAAGGTGTTGAGTGCGTTGCGTGAGGAATGGTGGAGTGAACCGCAGGACTTGTCACGGTTCGCTGGTTTGACGCAGAACGAGATTCATCGTCGTCTGTACAGCGAATGGAAAGAGCTCACGAAAGACATGGTCTTCTAGTCAAGTAGAATCGGGCATCATGGCCGTTGAGCGCAACTTCATTGTCAAGCTTCTTGCTGATCCGAAGCAGGTCATCTCGGCGTTCAACAAGGTTCAAGGTCAAGCCAATGCGACCTTCGGTTCTCAGGGTTTGGGTGGGAAACTCTCGGCCTTGTTGCCGTCGTTCAAGACCATCAGCATTGCTGGGACGGCTGCGTTTGGTGCGGTCACCGCTGCTGCCGGGTTCGCCATCAAGGCTGCTGCTGAAGATGCTGAGTCGCAGGAGAAACTTGCCCAGACGTTGAAGACGACGTTTGGAGAGTCGGAGATTCTGCGTGAGGAAACTGAACGCCTCATCACTCAGTTCATGAAGTCGGCGGCTGTTGCGGATGACCAGCTTCGTCCGGCGTTCGGCAACCTTATTCGTGCCACGGGTGATTTCACGCAGTCGCAGAAGTTGTTGCAGGTGGCGTTGGACATCTCTGCCGGTACTAGTCGTGACCTTGAGTCGGTGACTATCGCCCTGTCTCGTGCGAGCCAAGGCCAGTTCACAGCGTTGACTCGACTAGGTGTTCCGTTGGATCAGAACGCTGTCAAGACGAAGAACTTTGACAAGGTTGTTGGCGAGTTGGCCGACACCTTCAAGGGTCAGGCTGAGGTGCAGGCGAACTCGGCGGCTGGACGATTCCGTGCGTTCGGTATCGCAGTCGAGGAATTGAAGGAACAGTTCGGAACCATCCTCCTCCCAACGGTCATCCGCATCGTTGACTTCTTCACGGACCGACTCATTCCAGCAGTCTCACTAGCAATCGACCAATTCCAAAGTGCAGGTGTCCGTTCAGCATTGGCGTATTTCGTCGCAGCGTTTGGCGATGCTGGCAAAGCAGCAATCGAAATCGTCCGCAATGTGTCATTGTCTGTAGTCGACCTTGGTGGACAAATTGAAAAAGCAGCCGCAGTCATCGCCCTGGGTGCAGTCCCAATCCTTGGTGTCACCGGGGCATTCGATTTGTACAACCAAATCATCAACACGTCAGAACGAAGCACCGCCTCAATCAACGCAACATTCGACGGATTCGCAGCCTCTGTTGATTATGCGAGAAAGAAACTTGACATCATTGCCGGTGGCCCGTTGGATACGGTCGAGCGTCGTTTGCAGGCCAACAAGGATGCAGCGATCCGTGCGAAAGGTGCCATCACAGACTTTGGTGATGAGACCGACGGTGCTGGTAGCAAGGCTAAGAAAGCCGGAGAGAAAATCAAGACGGTTGAACAAAAGTTGAAGGAGTACAGTTCGGCGGCCAAGTCAGCCAAGTCGGCATCCGATGCCTATGGTCGTAGTCAGCAGAGTGTGGCGAAGGCTCAGCAGTCTGTGTTGCAGGCTAATCAGGACTTGAACAAAGCGCAGGAGGAGTTGGCTGCTGCTCAGATGGGGGGCGACCCGGCTGCGATTGAGGCTGCTCAGCGTCGTGTTGCTGCAGCTGAGCGTGGGGTTGCCCGCTCGAAGTTCGGTGTGGAGCAGTCGGTCATTGCGGTGCGTGATGCTGAGCGTCGTTTGGCTGAGGTTCGTGCCGATGGGGAGTCGACGGCTGATGACATTCGGAAGGCTGAGATTGACTTGGCTGAGGCTCAGTTCTCGGTGGCTGATGCTCAGGACAGTGTCATTCAGGAGACGTTGGATTTGGATGAGGCTCGTCGCCAGTTGCGTATTAGCACGGAAGGATTGCGTGCTGGTGATGAGGAGTTGGTGCCGTTCTTGGATGCGGTGCGTTCAGCGCAGGACAATCAGCGTGAGGCTGTTGAGAATCTGACTGAGGCGATTGACGAGCAGCGTGAGGCGTTGGAGGAGTATCAGAATGCGTTGACGGAGTTAGCGAAGGTGTCTTCTTTGTTCCCGAAGATTGCTGGTCAGAATCCTGTGACGGGGTTGATTCCTGTGGTGCCTGCGGCGGGTGGTGGTTCACCGGCTAGTGGTGTTCCTGGTGTGAATGGGACGACGAAGGTGGACATCATTGTGCAGTCGGGCGTGTTGAATGGTGCGCAGGTTGGTGAGGAGATTTATCAGTATTTGCGTGACTATGAGCGTGTCAACGGTCCTCTGAATTTGATGGTGTAGCCGATGGCGAAGACGGCTATTTGGGGTCAGACGTACAGGGTGTTGTTGGACACCGGACTATTGCAGGATGCGTTCGTGTTGGACTCGTCCACGTTGGATGGTCCTGACACATTGGATGGTTCAACCGATTTCGCTGACGTCACCGAGTATGTGACCAGCGTGTCCATCCGTCGAGGCCGAGCCACACAACTCGAAACGATGGGCGTCTG